GAGTACTTTTTTCCTTTTAACTACACAACAGGTAGTTTAACACTAGCTTCTGGTACAGATACATATACGCTAGCTGCTAATGTTAAGTTAGCTGATTGGAACACGTTTAGAATTAACTACGATGCAGGTAATAATTTTTCTGCTCGTAAACTTCGTCAAATGGATTACAATAACTATCTCAGTTCTTATTTCGAAAGAGATAGTGAGGCGGGATCAGGTGACTATGATCAGCCGATTTATGTTTATAAAACTCCCGGTGGAAATGCCGGGTTTACTCCTATTCCAGATGCAGCATATTCCGTTTCTTACGACTATTATTCTTACCACACAGATTTAACTTTAAGCACAGATACTATGGTAGTTCCTGATGCCTTTAAACATGTAGTGATTGATGGATCTGTATATCACTGTTATATGTTCAGGGATAATTCTCAGCAAGCCGCAATTGCTAAACAAAAATTTGATCTAGGTATTGATCATATGAGATCTCTCCTGATTAACACAAACCGTCTTTTAGAAGTGCGGGATACCAGAGTTGCCAATTTAATTAATGCTCCGACAGGGAGTATTTAATGGATAATTGGAAAGACGTTACGGTATTATCTCGTGGCGGTCTATACACAAATGAAGATGCTCTAGTTCTAGCTTCCAGTAATCCGGGTGCGGCTATTCGGATGTTAAACTTTGAAATATCTCAATTTGGTGGCTACAGACGTATTAACGGATTTGAACCTTACGATGCTACTTATCCAACCTTACCAGGGCTTGGAAAAGTTTTAGGTATCTGGATTCATAGTGATACTGTATACGGTGCTCGACGTAATTCTGGTGATGCTACAGGTTCTTTAGGAACGAACCCTTTTGCAGTTACTGATGGAAGTGCTACAGTTACAGTAACACATGTTTCTCATGGGTTAGCTATCGGCTCTTTCGTTACTTTCGCGGGAGCACCCACTGTTGGTGGTCTTTCTTTAAACAGCGAGTTTGTTGTTACTTCAACTCCAACGGCTAATACTTACACATTTACCGCTAACGGAATTTCAAATGCAACTACTTCTGGCGGCGGCGCTTCTGTATCTTACTCTTACAGCTATTACTATTCAGTTTATAGATTTAATGCTGGAGTAGGTTGGGGGAGTGATATTACAACTGGTACTCGCTCTGCAATTGGTGTTAATAAACTTCGCACTACAGAACATAGTTTTACAGGTTCAGAAGTTCATATTGTTACAGATGGTGTAAACCGCCCTTTCCGGCATAACGGAACTACATACATCGAAATATATGATCGACAAGGGACATCAGATACTGATACCGAAGATCAACTGTCAAATATTTTTGATACTAGTAACGGCGATGCTACAGTAAATGTTACTCACGTAGGTCACGGTCTTTCCGTAGGTGACACTGTACGATTTAGTAACATCGATGTAAATTTAGGGGGTGAAAACGCCAATAATAAAGACTACACTGTTACCGTAATCGTGGATGCCGATAACTACGAGTTTGAATTAAGTTCTGCATCTACCGTATCAGCTCAAAACAATGTAGGCGGTACGGCAATAAATTGGTTTTACACTTTAGCCGGAACCGGAACAAAAAATGTAACTTCAGCAAAGTACAACACTGATTTTAGAAATCATATATTTTTTGCTGGGATGTCTGATAATCCAAACTTTTTAGTTTTTAGTTCTCCAAATACAGATTTAAATTATCAACCAGCAACTGGTGCTGGTGTTATTAATATAGGTTTTACCATCACAGGGATTGTAAAATTCCGAGATAATTTATATATATTTGGATCTGATAAAATTAAAAGATTAGTAGGTAATAGTTCTGCTGATTTTGTTTTACAAGAAGTTACTAATAACATCGGTTGTATCGCTTCTGATAGTATTATAGAAATCGGTGGTGATATTTTATTCTTGGCATCTGATGGTATCAGACCTATTCAGGGTACAGCGCGTATCGGTGATATTGAATTAGAGACTATATCAAAACCGATTCAGCAGATTCTTCAAGCTCTTCCTGCTAATCAAAACTTAGATGATATGTGTTCAGTAGTTATCAGAGCTAAGACTCAGTTTAGATATTTCTTCCCTTCCGCAGTTTCAAGTGCTGATAGCGAAGGCATCATAGGTGGGATAAGATTTGCAAATCAACGCACCGGATGGGAGTTTGGACAACTACTAGGAATACAAGCAACCGTTGCGGCAAGCGGCCTTATAAACAATCAAGAAGTTATTGTTCATGGAGATCGAAGCGGTAATATCTTTAAACAAGAATCGGGTAACGATTTTAATGGAAGTGAAGTAGTTTCCGTATATGCTACCCCATTTCTATACCTTGATAGTACTGAAAAACGAAAAGTTTTCCAACATCTAGCCCTATTTACTCGACCAGAAGGGCAGTCTACAATTAATTTAGGTATTGCTTTCGACTGGGATGATCCCGCTATACCAAATCCGAGTACATATACTTTAACAACCGCAGGTGCTCTTTTACGATACAGCACAACCGGAGGGACATACGACTCCACGTTCACCTTCGGAGGATCTTCTAGTCCTGTACTAGAAACAAATTTACAAGGTTCTGGTCGAGCTATTTCTTTAATCATAACATCTACAGGAACGCAAGCACCGTATAGCATCAGCGGATTTTCTATAACCTACGAAGAGGCAGGATACAGATAATGGCAGGATACACTAGACAATCTTCAGCCCAAATTTTAAGCGGGGAAATTGTTTCTGCCGCTCCAATTAATGCAGAGTATAACCAGATTCTAAATGCGTTTGATGAGTCAACCGGTCATAAGCATGACGGCACTAGTGCTGAAGGCCCTCCGATTGATCGTATTGCCGATGCTGATCAAAACAATAAAGTATTAATTGATACTTCTAATAACCATATTGAATTTTATATTGATACAGGTGCGTCAACTGAACAAGTTCGTATCCAAGATGGTGCTATTGTTCCTATTACAGACAATGATATTGACCTTGGTACAAGTTCTCTAGAATTTAAGGATCTGTACATTGACGGCACTGCTAATATTGATACACTAGCTACCTCTCTTATTGTTGTCGATGCCGGTACTGCTGGCGCTCCTTCAATTACAACAACCGGTGATACAGACAATGGTTTGTTCTTTAATGCTGCAAACCAAATGTCTTATACTTCTGGTGGTACAGCGCAAATAACTTTTAAAGACGGTTCCGTTGTCCCTGTAACTGATGATGATATTGACTTAGGTGCATCAGGAGCAGAGTTTAAAGATCTGTATATCGACGGCACTGCTAACATTGACAGTTTAGTTGCGGATACCGCTGATATTAACGGTGGAACTATCGATGCTACCGTTATCGGTGGTACAACTGCTGCTGCTGGTACCTTTACAAATATGTCGGCAACTGGAACCTCCACAATCGTTGCCGGTACTATAAATAATACAGTAATCGGTGGTACAACTGCTGCTGCTGGTACCTTTACTACAGTTAACGCTACCACCGTAACCGGTACGACAGTTACTGACGGAACTGCTAGTTTTTCATCGGGTGCTTTAACCGGCGCAACAACTGGATCATTTAGCAGCAACGTAACTGTTGGAGGAAATTTAACTGTTAATGGCACCACCACAACAGTTAATAGCACAACCGTAACTGTCGATGATCCTATCTTTACTGTAGGCGGTGACACTCCTCCTGGTGCAGACGATAATAAAGATCGAGGAGTTGAATTTAGGTGGCATAACGGTTCTGCTGCTAAAACAGGTTTCTTTGGTTTTGATGACTCCACCGGATACTTTACTTTTATTCCTGACGGTACTAATACTAGTGAGGTATACTCAGGAACACTCGGAACTTTAGAAGCTGGTGGTGTTCGTTTAAGCGGTACAACCCAGACTGTTGCTTATGTTCCTTCAAGTGTGTCGATTACCGGCGGAAGCATCACTGGTATTACAGATTTAGCTGTAGCTGACGGTGGTACTGGAGCTTCAACTGCTTCTGATGCTCGTACTAATTTGGGTGTGGCTATTGGTTCTGACGTTCAGGCGTATGATGCTGGGCTGTTATCTATTGCGGGTTTAACTACCGCTGCTAACAAAATGATCTATACTACTGCATCAGACACATACGCAGTAACAGATCTTACAGCAGCCGGTCGTGCTTTGATTGACGACGCAGATGCTTCAGCCCAACGTACTACTCTTGGTTTAGGTACAATTGCAACCCAAGATGCAAACAATGTTAATATTACCGGAGGTACTATTACCGGTATCACAAGTTTTGCTTTAGGTAGTTCAGTTAAGTTTGAACTTGATACGACAACGACTGATGCAGATCCTGGTTCTGGTAAGTTCCGTTTTAATAATACCAACCAGAATACTGCAACTGAATTGTACATTGATGATCTTGATGATGCAGGAACCAATATTGAAACTTGGATTCAAGGGTTTAGCCTTAGCACATCTGTGGCTACTAAAGGTCTGTTGTATATTCGTGAAGAACAGGTTCCCAATAACTTCTTAGCATTTAAGGTAACAGCAGTTAGTAATGAAACCGGTTACACAAAACTAACCGTTTCTAATGTAGCTTCTAGTGCTACGAGTCCGTTTGCAAATACCGATAAACTTTTGGTAGCTTATAGTTTAACCGGTGATAAAGGTGATGCAGGTTCATTAACTGGTCCTGGTTCAAGCACGGATAATGCTGTTGTTAGGTTTGATGGTACAAGCGGTGGATTAGCGCAAGATTCTTCTGTACTTATTGCAGATGATGGTAGCATGATTATCTCTGGCTCTTCCAGCGGGGACATGTTACGTATCACACAAACGGGCGCGGGCAATGCGCTAAAAGTTGAGGACAGCACAAACCCTGACAGTACGCCGTTTGTGGTTAATGCGAGCGGCAACGTCGGTATTGGTACTTCGTCACCTACGCACATGCTCACAGTGGGTGAGGATGGCAGCAACAACCCCGGTCAAATCTCTCTTGGAAGAGGCGGCTTGGAAGATGCAAAAATTTTCTTCACGCGAGCTGGAAACAACGACGCCGAGATAACTTATAATTCTGATGAAGATTTATATATCAAAAATAACTTTGCCGCTGGTGATGTGGTGTACAGCAACAACCTTGGTGAACATATTTTTAAATATGGCAGTGCTGGTGCGGCTGAAGCCATGCGCATCGATAGCAGCGGCAACGTGGGCATTGGTACTTCGTCACCCGCCCTTCCGCTTCACATATCTTCAGCCACACCTGCTATACGTCTCACTGATACTGACGATAATAGTGATGCTCAGGTGAGTGCCGCTGCGGGTGGACTGCTTGTTCTTGATGCCGACATTGGCAATGAAGTCGCTGGTACTGCCATCCTTTTCAGAGTTGATGGCGGCAGTGAAAAAATGCGTATCGACAGCAGCGGAAATGTCGGTATTGGTACAGCTTCTCCTGATGCAAAGCTCGGTGTATATTCCGGTTCTCTCGGCACAACGGATGGAGACCAATTAGAACTAGCAAGGTTTATCTCAGCGGCCAGTAATGGTAGTTATTTAAGAGTTTTCACAGAACGAGATGGTGATGGGACGAATTGGACTACCGCATTTACTCGTATTCAGCAACGTGTTGACACAACAGATCAAGGTTACATTCAATTTAATGGTGCTGATAATCTGTATGGAATAAGTATTGGTAATAATAACACTGAATACATGCGTATTGAAAATGGTGGCAACGTCGGCATCGGCACGTCATCCCCCGCCGCCGCGTTAGACGTATCCGGCACCGCCCGCGCCACGCAGGGTATGCCAATCATCACTGAGGCTGGCACCGCCAAGACCCTCGCTTTGACCGACAACGGCGGTTACGTCCGCACGACATCAGGGTCCGCTGTCACGATCACGGTGCCCCTCAACTCGTCTGTCGCGTTCCCGACTGGCGCGGAGATCGTTGTCTTTCAGGACGGCGCTGGGCTTGTGACATTTGCGGCCACGGGCGGCGTGACGATCAAGTCAAAGGACAGCAATTTGTCGCTCGGCGGGCAGTATTCCGCCGCCACGCTAAAAAAGGTGGCAACAGACACCTGGGATCTGATCGGGGATCTCGCTTAATGTTTGCGCGCGCGATGATGATAGGGGCGCAGGTAGCTGCGGCGGGCGGCGTTCCTTACAGCATTGACGTTCTGTCTGTCGCTGGTGGCGGCGGCGGTGGCGGCACCAATGGTGGGGATTATATGGCTGGCGGCGGCGGCGCTGGTGGCTATCGGTATGTGACCTCTCATTCCGTCAACACCGGGACCACTTACACGGTTACCGTTGGCGCGGGTGGCGCAGGTGGCGTTACCCGAAACCAAGGCGACAATGGCTCCGACAGTGTGTTCGACACCATCACGAGCGCCGGTGGCGGTGGGGGCGCTGCTGGGTCCGCAGGGGCCGGAGGCACAGCGGGCAGCAATGGTGGATCTGGCGGCGGCTCAG